CAATCCGGGGGTTCGAATCCCTCTCCATGCACACCTTTGGACACAATTACCCCGCCTCCACGTTGGTGTGTCTGGATATGTTTACAGTCATAAACATAACTGAATAGGGTATAATTAAATGCCGAAGTTTTTAACTTCTGGTAAATTTAATAAAAAAATAATTATTTTATATTCTTCTTAGATTATAAATTTATAACGTTTCGGTTAAATATTATTTTATTATTATTATTATAATTTATGTCTACTATAATTTATAATGAAAAATTAGATTTTTTAAATAAAACAAAAAAAATATTTATAGATATTTGTAATAATAATATAAATGATTCAGATATTAATTTTATGGATATTGCAGGCGGTACACCATTAGCATGGTCAGCATTACTAGGTATGCATGAATCAGTAATTGATTTAATAAATAGAGGTGCGAATCCAAATGTTAAAGTTTTTCCATTAATTTATCAAGTAATGAAATTAGATTGTATATTAGAACCTGCATTAACTGTTATAACACAATTTTTACCAGAAAATTTAAAAAAAATACTAAAAAAAGAAAATATATTAAAAATATTTAAAACGTTTAAAGAACATGGATATATCAATAATGATGGAATACAAATAAAGTATATTATAAATATATTAAATGAAACAAGTAAATATACTTGTTTTACAAAATCAATGTTAGAAAGATGGAAAACACAAGAACATTTTGATAGAAAAATTAGATTATTATTTTGGTTATTTCCTAAAATAGCAGATTCAAATAATTATTATATTCATAAATTTTTTAAAGACCCACTCGTATCTACTATATTACGATTAAAATTAATTAATAATTATTCAAATAATCCACAGAATTCATATAGTAAAATTGCTAAATTAATACCATTAAATACAACTCAATTAGATCAATTTCTAAATGAAGCATGGATAAAAATAATTATACCAGAAATGGTTAATAATATGATGGTAAGAATTATATGTGCTGGAAATATTTATTAATTTATTATTCTAGCAATTACTTTTCTATAAACAAAATTAGCTGGGAGTTTAATACAAATTATATCATCAACTTTTGCATCTAATTCATGTGATATCCAATTATCAACATATATACTATGTATATGTGCATTATTTGTTTTATATGTTTCTAAAATATCGTTTTTTTCACGTTCATTTAATAATTTAATAGGATGAATAAATGAGGGAATAAGATGAAATCTATATGAACTAGTTAACATAATAAATATTATATAATATTTTTTATATATAAATAATATTATATATTAATTTAATATAATGGCAAATGTATTATTAAATTATAAAAATCTTTCAAATAAAAAATTAGATGAAGTAGTTGATGAATATATTAAACAAAATGAATTAATAAATAATGAAATATTAAAATTAGATTTATCAAAATTAAATTGGGATAATATAATTGAACCATATATAAAATTAAGTAATAATTATATTGAATTAGCATACTTAAATATGAAACAATTTCATGAAAGTGAAACAATAAGAGAATATGCAAGTAATATATCAATTAAATTAACACAATATAATATTGATAATTCAATGAGACGTGATTTATATAAAATATTTAAATATTATTATGATAATCAATATAAAGTAGAAAAATATTCATTAACAAAAGAACAAATATCATATATAGAAGATATTATATTAGGGTGTAAGAAATTAGGGTTAGATTTACCTGAAGAAAAATATAATAAAGTAAAGGAAATTAAAAAAGAGATAACTCAATTAACAACTGAATATGAATTAAATGTAGATAATTATAGGAGAAGTTTTGAATTTACATTAGAAGACGTGGATGGATTACCTGAATCTTTTATTAATGATCATTTAACTGAATCTAAAAAAGTAAAAGTAACGTTAGATTATCCAGATTATATACCGATGATGGAATATTGTAACAATAGAGAGATTAGGAAAAAATTAAATTTTGAATTTGGATGTCGTGCAAAAGATACCAATGTTGAAATTATCGAAAAAGTATTTGTATTAAGACAGGAATTAGCTGGTTTATTTAGTGTTGAAAATTATAGTGATTATAAATTAGAAGATACTATGGCAATTTCAACTAAAACTGTAATGGATTTTTTAGATAAATTATTAATTAAAATAAAACCATTATTAGAGAGGGATATTAATATATTATTATCATATGCAAAAGAAGATAATATAGATAAAATAGAACCATATGATATAGCATATTATTCAAGAATTCATACAGAAAAAGAAACTATAAATAAAGAAGAATTAAAAAAGTATTTTCCAATTAGACAAACAATTAAAAATGTATTTGATATATATCAAACATTATTAAATTATAGATTTATAGATATTACGGAAGCACATAAAGATACTATATGGAATGATGAAGTTAAATTATTTATTGTTAAAAGTGATGAAAATATAGTTGGATATTTTTATCTTGATTTATTTCCACGTGATGGTAAATATGGTCATGCTGCCGTATTTCCATGTATTAATAAATCAGAAAGTACATATCCAGTAGCAGCAATGGCATGTAATTTTGCAAAAGATTACATGAATTTTAATGAATTAGAAACATTTTTTCATGAATTTGGTCATGTAATGCATCATATTTCATCTGTATCAAAAATTAACAGTACTGCAAGTTTTGCATGTGAATCAGATTTTGTAGAAACGCCAAGTCAAATGTTTGAAGAGTGGTGTTATATAAATAAGACATTAAAAATAATCAGTCCAACTATTACTGATGATATAATAGAAAAAATAAAAAAACAAAGAAATATATTACAAGGATATCATTATGCAAGACAATTATCATTTTGTTATTTAGATATGAATGTTCATTCAAAAAATTATAATCATAATTCATTTGAAACAAATAAAAGGGTTACAAAAGAAATATTAGGATTAGATATTCAAGAAGATACAAATTCAGTAGCATCTTTTGGTCATTTAATGAATGGATATGATGCTGGATATTATGGATATTTATGGTCATTAGTATATGCCAAAGATTTATTTACTAAATTTAATGATCATGAATTAGATTCGAATATTGGATTAGAATTTAGAGATGAAATATTAAGTCAAGGATCAATTAGACCATCAATGGAGTCAATTAAAATATTTTTAGGTAGAGAACCAAATGAAGATGCATTTATTGAAAGTATATTGTAAAAATTGAAAAAATAAATATATAAATATTCTAATAATATTTTATTCGATAAGATGTCTCTACCTACTTTAACCATTGGTAAAGCGTACTGTATCAATTCTCCATATGGACACTCTGGAAATTATACATTGTCTGAAGTAAATTCAGAAAAAAATAAACCATTTGATGTAATGTATATGTTTGCAGATACATGGGGTAATAAGGTTGGGTTTATTAATAGGTTATTTAATCCGCGCGGGATTAAGGTAATTCTACTATTGCCACCACCACCTCTACCACCTCCAGTACCTCTGCAATTTATATCATTGCCTATTGAACAACAAAATTTTTGGGACAATAATGATGCTCCTATTACAGCACCAATTACTAATTCAAATAAAGTGCATGATCTAAATAAATTTCCATTAGATGAAGATCTATATATTTAATAAAATTGAAAAATAATATATATTATTTACTTTATTTAACAGTACCAGCAGAAATGAAGATAATTATATTATTTTTATTTCCGTTTAGTGTAAATGCAGCATGTTTTAATCAATATCCTCCAACATGTGCATCGTTAGATTTTTTTCTTGATGGTAATAATCATCCAAACGATTGCAATAAATTAAATACGTGTTTGTATGATTTTATAATTAAATATAATTATTTGTGTTCTCGTCAAATAAATCCATCATGTTCAATAAATACAAGTTTGTTATCAAATAAATGTTTTAGTGATATTAGTCGTTCAATAAATAATTTGTATCATGCAAATGGTGATATGTGTAATAATATAAATAGATTATTTGATGTAAATAACGCATCGATATTAGAAATTAAATATAAATGTAATATTAATACATCAGATACTAATCATATAATTTATGATATTATTTTTTATGGTTTGGTATCTATAATTAGCATGTGTATAGTACCATTTACAATATATAATATATGTAAATGTATGATAAACTGGTGCAAAACAAAAATAACAACAACCCCACAATTAAGAATTAAAATTCCTCGTGAAATTATCGAGAATTAATTTATAGCACAAAAAATTGAATATTTTAATCAATGTATAATTATAATAAATATATATTAAGATGGACTCAAAATTTAAATTTGTTATTCGAGACCATGAAAATGACATGACAGGGTTAATGATTGCATGTTTAGACAATAATTATAATCAAGTTGTACATCAAGTTGAAACATTGAAATCAAATGTTAATTATCAACGTAGAAATGGTCAAACTGCATTAATGTATGCTATATATAAAAATAATTTAAAAATAGCAAAATATTTATGTGAAAATGGTGCGGATAAAGATCTTATTGATGAAATTGATAATACTGCTTTAATGCACGCAATTTATATGTGTCCTGAAATTGCAATGTATTTAATTATGAATGGTGCAGATATTAATATTAAAAATAGTCAAGATGAAACAGCAATACATTTTGCATCAATGACAGGTAATTTATCAATTATTAAAATGTTATTTGAAAGAGGATCAGATATAAATGTATATAATATAAATAAACATACACCTATTATGATGGCCTGTGGTAATAAACATTTTAAATGTGTTAAATATTTAATAACTAATGGTGCAGATATAAATGTTCATGATTTAAATTATGATAATTTATTACATGGATGTATGTATCATAATACATATGATATTTTATTATTATTATTAACTAATAAAAATTTAAAAATAATCAATAGTAGAAATCAAAATAATTTATCACCTTTAATGTATGCAATTAAATTAAATAAAATTAAATATATTGAATTATTATTAAAGTATGGTGCTGATACATATACGTGGGATATTGAAAATAATACACCACTATTATATGCTACTCAAACAAATAATTATGAATTAACAGAACTTTTATTAAAGTATAAAGCAAATCCAAACTTATATTTTACATCAAATGAATATAAATCACCATTATATAATGCAGTACAAAATGATAATCAAAAAATAATACAATTATTATTTGATTATGGTGCTAATGATTTGATGTATATTTATATTGAAACTGATAATTATGAAAAATTTAAAAATTTAATTACTAGAGATAATATAAATAAAACAAATAGTAATGGTGATACATTGCTGTATTATGCAGCACAAAAAAATAATCTTGATTTTGTTGAATTACTATTAGAAAATGGAGCGGATCCTAATATTAATAATATTAAAGAAAAAAATCAATCACCATTATATCATGCTATTATAAATAATAATTATGAAATGGTAAAAGTATTATTAAAGTATAATGCAGATTACAATAATAGATTATATGGATATAATTGTAAATGGTATATGGATATGAATAATTTACAAAAATATAAAGATGGATATAAATTAAGTGAATCTATAATGGCTACAGTTGTTAGATACAGAGGAAAATATTCTGAAATTTATAACTGTTTAGATAAATTAAATGCAGTTTTATTTTATGATTATGATTAATTTTTCTAAATAGGTATAAATATGTATAAAAAATTAATATTAATAATTATTACAACCATTAATTTTAATTTTGTATTTAATATAGATGATAAATCACCTATGTTTCAATATGAATATCAAACAGTACACTGTCAAAATATTATTAACGTTATTAATAGTAACTTTACAAGTCAAATTTATCAGAAATTACCAATATTAGAGGGTACAATATTTCAATGTCCTAATATAATAGAAAAAATTAATTATAAAAAAACATTTAATTTAATATTTTTTAAATTATATATATGTGTGTATAATTTATTTTTACTTTATTGTTATAATAATTGTAAAATAATTCGTATTAATGATATAACAATAAAAATAAAAAATAATCCACAGTTAGATATATGTTCAATATGTCATAATAATTATAATGATTATGATGATATACGAAAATTAAAAAAATGTATTCACGTGTATCATGAACAATGTATTAGACAATGGATTATTAATTATAATAATAAGACATGTCCAATTTGCAGGAAAAAATTAATTTTCTAATTTCATTGGAATTATTTTTCCATCTTTATGTTGAACATATGATTGTACATCTTTTTTTATATCACCATTTTTATTTTTAACAGATTCTTTATACACTGATATTGATCCATCAGGATTTAATTTACTAGAAGATACTTCTTGGTATGAATATATATTAAAATTATTATTAGGTATATTAAAATTATTATTAGGTATATTAAAATTATTATTATGTATATTAAAATTATTATTATGTATATTAAACATATTTTCATATGTAACATGATGTTGTGCTTTATAATATAAATTTTTTGCAGTTTCTTTATAATATTCTTTATCAATAGCTGGGATATGTAATTGATCTATTTCTTTTATTTTTTTATTATATGCATTATCTAAATTATTTTTAGTAAAAGATTTTTCAAGATTAAAAAATTCTAAAAACTTTGACATTTTTACTATTATTAAATAAAATTTTTTTATAAAATAAATTATTCAGAACAAAATTTACAATTACCATATTCATCTAAATTACTACATGGCTTTCCACGTTTTTTCTGCCAACATACTTTATATCTTTTAGTTGTTTGATGCTCTATTACTGGTAAATAATTTATTTGAGATAAATTTTGATATTCAAGGATAGGATAATATAGACTATAATTATAGTATTCTTGAGATCCATCCTTTACATATTCTTTTTTAACATTTATTAGTTGATTCATCCAAGATGTAAATAATCCTTTGTAACCAATTGGTGGTAGTACACCTGCAGGTAATTTATGAGGAATACTAGATGATCTAATAGGTGATTCTTTTGATAATAATTTATATACTGCATCTGTAAATTCAGGTGTTGGGTTTTTAAATTTAATTTCTTTTTTACTTTCTTTTTTACTTTCTTCCTCAATAAGTTTATCTAATTCTGCTTTCATATTAATTAATTGTTTTAATTTAGATTCTGGTTCATATGGTTTATATGAATGAACAACTTGTTCTATACGAGTCAATCCAGGTGGATCAAACAAATCAAAATCATCTAATACTGAATTAGCAATTTGGGTAACAAAATCAGGATCCATTTTAAATATTATAACATATTAGATATATTATAATATAATATTTTCAATTTTATAGGGTTTTTCCCCTAATTGATGTTTCAGACATTACGCCAGAAGATTGTTTATAATAGATTATTTCATTTTCAATGTTTCTTAATACATCTGTATTTATACATCCAATATAACTCATAGTAGATTTGATACTTGATTCAATTCTTTTTATTATATTTTTTACTGGTCCCTTTATTTCTATTTCCATATCAACACCTTCTGGATTTTGATTATCATTATATTCTTGATTCGATAATTCTGCTTTAGATGCCATAGCCATTGCAGATGCCATACCACGATAATATTTTACTCTTCTATTATTACGATTAATGATTCGTCCAGGTGTTTCATCTGTAGCAGCAATTGTTTTTCCTAATATCATTGCATTAGCTCCAACAACAAATGCTTTTGCAATATTACCATCTTTACCTAAATGACCACCATCTGATATCATACCCACATTATATTTTCTAGCTATTTCTCTACATTGCATTAATGCAGTAAATTGTCCAGAACCAACACCAGTTACTAATCTAGTAGAACATATTGATCCATTTCCAATACCAACACGAATACAATCGGCACCAGAATTACATAAAAATTCAAAACCTTCTGGATTACATACGTTACCAACCATAATCTCTACATCTAATGTTTTTAATTTTTGAACAACGTTATACACTGTTTGATTAAATCCATTTGCTACATCAATACACAGTATGTCTATACCAGCATTAACTAATTTTGTCGCACGTTCATAATAATCACCTACAATACCTACTGCTGCTCCAACTAATAATCTATTTTGTGGATCTAATGAATATATTGTTTTATTCATTTCATAATCTATTAAATTTTTATATAAAATCATACCTTGAATATTATAATTTATATCAACTACAGGAACTTTTTCTATTTTATGTTCATTCATTAATTCAATTACATCGTTTCTAGTAAATTTACCATTGTAAAGACAATGAATTTTATTTTGCGGTGTCATTATTTCTGTAATTTTAATTGAATTATCATTATTTTTAATTAAATGTGCATTTAAATCTCTTTTAGTAACTATTCCTTTTAATATATTTTTTTCATCAGTCACTAGATAACTATATACATTGCATTCTTTTATTTTTTTTAATAAATCATTAACTGTTTCTGATTCTAATATTGTATATGGATTTGATATTACAAATGATAAATATCGTTTTACTTTATTTACCATTTCAACTTGTTGTTCAATTGTATTATAACGATGAATTATTCCTAATCCCCCATTTAATGCCATGTTAATTGCCATTTTATCTTCGGTTATAGTATCCATTGGTGATGAAATCAAAGGTAGATTTAAACTAATTTTTTTTGTTAATGGTGTTTTTAAACTGATTGTTTTTCTACTTTCTATATTTGATAATCTAGGTGAGATTAATACATCATCAAATGAAAGGGTATCCATTATGTTATTCATTAATAATATATATTAATAATTGTTTAAACCCTTGAAGATTTAAAATGGAACAAAATATATAAATTAGCGTCATATATCCATTATCTATTGTTAGTGATGATAATTCAGAATAATAGTCATGATAAAAACTTAAAATTGAATAATATTTATTTATAAAAAGAAGAATTTATAAATAAATAAAACATGGAACTAATTAAATATCAACAAAAATATACGGATATTAATAAGATAAATATTGACTTATTGGATAAAACAATTTTAGTCAATGGCTGGGTACGTAATAAAAGAATTCAAGCAAATCTTGCATTTGTAGAAATGTTTGATGGATCTACATCTAAAACAATTCAAATAACAACTGAAGAAAAAGAATTTATAGAAAAATTAAATACTTTATCAATTGGATCATCTCTTTCAGTTATTGGAACAGTATCATTAATTCCTAATCAAGAATCTAAAGTTGAGATAAAATTAGTTAGTATAGAATATATGGGTCTTGTACAGGATCCAGTATCTTATATTTTAAATGCTAAAAAGATGAGTTTAGAAATTCTTCGTGATCATCAAGATGTTCGTGTTAAAACAAGAACTTTAAATGCTGTATTTAGAATTCGTTCTGGATTATCCAAGGCCACGCATGATTTTTTTGAAATAGTAGGCGCCAAACATTTAAATCCAAATATTATTACGACTAGTGATTGTGAAGGTGCTGGAGAGGTATTTACAATTACAAATATGTTAGGTAAAACTAATACAGTACCTGTATTAAAAGATACAAATGAAATTGATTATAGCAAAGATTTTTTTGAAAAACATGCATTTTTAACAGTGTCATCTCAACTACAATTAGAATTATTATGTGCTGGATTATCTAAAGTTTGGACATCTAACAAGTCATTTCGGAGTGAAAAATCAAAAACATCACGACACTTGGCTGAATTTGAACATATTGAATGGGAATTTGCATGGACAGATTTAAATGAATTAATGAATATTTCAGAACATTATACACAATATTGTTTTCAGTATGTGCTTGATAATTATATGGATGATCTTGAGGAATTAAATAAATTTATGAGTAAAGGAATTATAGATAAATTAAAAACATTTTGTTCTAAAAATTATATCAGGATTACATATGATGATGCAATTAAAATTATTGTAGATAATCAAAAAGAAATTATAGAAAAATATAAATTATCTATTTTACCAAAATGGGGTGATGATTTAGGATCTGAGTGTGAAAAATATATTGCTGAAATTGTATATAATCATCCAGTATTTGTATATAATTATCCTAAAGAGTTAAAGTCATTTTATATGAAACAAAATGATGATGGGAGAACAGTACAAGGATGTGATTTATTAGTACCTGGATTAGGTGAATTAATTGGTTCATCTGTAAGAGAACATGATTATAATAAATTAATGAAAATAGTAGAAGAACGAAAAATGGATATTACACCATTAAAATGGTATATTGATTTGAGACGTAATGGATCAACACCGACAGCAGGTGCTGGATTAGGATTTGATAGATTAGTTAGAATATGTACAGGAATGGAAAATATACGAGATGCTGTATGTTTTCCAGTGGCATATCAGGAGTGTAAATTTTAATTAAAAGTTGAAATATTTCTTTATTATAAATTAAATATATTATAATAAAGATGGAATTTTCATTAGATTCTTGTATAATTAAAAATTATGAAACTGAATATAATTTATTAAAGAAGAAATTAGTAGATTTAGAAAATCAACTTGTTATTAATAAAAATGTTGTTAAAAAAATAAATGATATTATTGAAGTTATGGATACACATAAAGATAAAATAAATAATCATCAAATTATATTAAATAAAGAAAATGAACATATTACTAAAATATTTAAATTTATTGAAGAGATATGTTCAGTACAAGAAAATCAAGTGACAAAAATATATGAATTAAAAGAAATAATAGATATTAATGAAAGATTATTAAAACAAAAAGATGAAGAAATATCTAAAATTATAAAAAAACAAGAAGAACAAGATAAACATATACTAGAATTACAACAATTTATAAAAAAAGATAGTGAACAAAAACAAAATACTGAGATTGAATTAAATAAAAGTAAACGTAAATTGAGTGTTATAACAAATGATTATATTGAACAATTAATACAATCAAAGAAAAAAGCACATCCATGGTCAAAGAATATGTCAAAATATATATGTATTTCCAAAGTTAATAATAAATGGCGATGGGAAACAACTATATTTGATGAAAATTATAAGAATTTTAATACAAAAGAAGAAGCAGAAAAATATTATGAAAGTATTATTATGAAATATAATATTGATCCAATATATATTACTCGATACGGATATAATTAGTTAAATATTCTAAATAATTAATTTATATAGAAATATTCTAATTATCGTTCTAATTTGTATTTTTTTATCAATATATAATATATTAACAAGAATGAGACAATTATCTAGATTATTAATAAAAAAAATGCAATTAAAAAAAGCAGAAAATAAAATAGCACAATCAGTAGAACAACCTGTAGTAGAACCAGTAGTAGAACCAGTAGTAGAACCAGTAGTAGCACCTGTAGTAGCACCAGTAGTAGCACCTGTCGTAGAACCTGTCGTAGAACCTGTAGAAAAACCCGTAAAAAAACCTGTAGAAAAACCCGTTAAAAAACCTGTAGAAAAACCTGTAAAAAAACCTGTAGAGAAGCCCGTAGAAAAACCCGTAGAAAAACCCGTAGAAAAACCCGTAGAAAAACCCGTAGAAAAACCCGTAGAACAACCAGTAGAACAACCAGTAGAACAACCAGTAGAACAACCCGTAGAACAACCTGTAGAACAACCCGTAGAACAACCTGTAGAACAACCAGTAGAACAACTCGAAAAATCAGCAAATTAAAATTAAAAAATTTTTATTAAATATAAATATGAATATATTTAATAATGGAATAATTGTTGCATTATGTTTAGCAATTATTGATATAATTAGCATGGGTATAACTAAACAAATTGATTTAGGATATTTACAAAAAAGTTGGTTACCATTTGCATTTATATTATACGGATGTCAAATGTTAATTTTTAAATATGGATTAAATATAACATCTATGACGGTATTAAATTTATCATGGAATTTATTTAGTAATATTGTAATTACGTTAATTGGGATTTATTATTTTAAAGAGAATATAAATAATTTAGAAACATATGGTATATTATTTGCTATATTTGCATTATTTTTATTTGGACTAAGTGAATTCAATAAATAAAATTGAAAATAATATAAAATATAGATATATTTTATATTATAAATGGAGCAGCTACAAAAACTATGTATTCGCGATAATGCTAGATTGCTAGGCGAATATAATAAGATTGTAGTTGGAACAGTTATAAATTTTATTTGTAATTGTAATGTAACATCAACAAATACAATTAGAAATATAAGGGTAACTGGATTTTTTTGTGAAAAATGTTTAAGTAATAAAAAAGGATTTTATAAAAAAAATCCAGATAATTATGATAAATGTTCTGTATGTAATTTAATACCAATAGATGATGAATCTATTGTAAATGATAATTGGGAAACATGTTGGGGGCGAAATATGTTTTTTTGTCCAAATCATAGAGTCCAATATCCATGTAATAATGAATTGTGTGAAGCTGATCCATGTTATAATTTTCGAGAAAATAAAAATTGGAAAAATATGATTAAATATTGGGATTATGATAATGAAAAATATAATTAAGAATATAATATTATTTTATAATATGGATCTTAAAGTAGAATATGATATATTATATAAAAAATGGGAAAGTGCATTTAATGAATTTTATGAAACATTTATATATTATAATAATTTAGAATGTTCTGAACAAGAAAAAATTATCAATAAATATAGGATATATATAATGTTTAGATTAGCGGATGATTATAAAAAACAGCTAGATGAATTAAAGAATAAAAATTGAAAAATAAAATACTTAAATAATAATATAAATATTTAAACTAGCCTACATTAATCACAATGGATACCGTGAAAATTCGTAATGCAATTGTAGGTTTAATTAATGTTATTGATATTCTTAGTAATCAACCAAATTCTAATTATCAAGATGCACTAGATTTAATGATTGGATTTAGTAAATATGATGATTGTCTATCAATTTTATTTGAACACAAAATTGACGATGTTATTTTTAAAGCAATTAATGCAAATAAAACTCGTAAAGAAATACTAAAAAAATGTTTGCAAATTATTGAAAATTTATATCGTGCAAAAACATCAATTTTTACATCAGAGAGATTAGATATTATTCAAGAAATTGTTCCTTTTGTTGGTGTTAATATGACTACGGGAGAATTTACTAATAATGATGATCCTGAATAATTAATTAAATAATTGTTAATTTATTAGTTTCAAATATATATAATTCTCGTGATTTATTACCTGCTTCTCTCCACGGAGGTTTTGATACATTTGTAATAGTATTTTTTTTAACATATGGAATATTACTGCGTTCTAATGGTTGTATTTTTTTAATAGGTTTATTGATAGGTGGTTCAAAATGAATAGGATTACAAACGGGAAAATTGGATTTAAAAGGTCCTAATAACCATTGTTTTTTATTATTCATTAATATATATATTTATTTTTCTTTAACAACAATTTAGAAATGATAATATATATGGTAAATAATTATTATAGTTAGTTTCTTTTTTATTATAATTATTTTCAATTGTTTCATCATACTCACTTTTTGGTGTTGGTATTCTAATTTTTAAATTCTGATGTAATTCTATATCTTTAGATAAACCATTAATAAATTCATTTTGCATATATTATTATATTAATAATATATATAATAATTCATAAAAATAAATGTATTATCATAAAGTGCCAAAATAAATATATAATTTTATATTAAAAAAATTTTGATTATAAACTAAGGACAACAATAACACAAAAATACAAGAATTCCATTGCATTCACGGCACTGATCAATTTCCTTTAAAATATGTGTTTTCAACTCTTTTTCAGTATAATTATGGTGAGCACACGTTCCACAATGATGACACCATTTATTTTCACGATTGTAAGCAATAATAAAATGCTTATTCTTCTTCCACAAGTTTTGTAAAATAGTAATAGCATCTAAAAAATTCATTTTCTCAACCGTTTCAGGAATAGTAGTAACGTCCATGGTGTTTAAATTGTAAGTGTGGGTATGAATAGTTTTAATATATATTATATACAATAATTTTTTCAATTTTTTAATTAAATATGATAAAAATAAAATAATTATTGAATAATTTATTAATAATAAACACATATTATTAATAATTAATATAATGACTTACTTTCCTAAAGTCAAAGATATTATAAATGCATATAAAAATATTCGTAATATTATACCAATGTATACAGTATTACAAAAAAATCAAGATATATGTAACAAATATGAATCAAATATTTTTCTTAAACGAGAAGATTTTACACCTGTTAAATCATATAAAATTAGAGGAGCATATAATAAAATATCAAATTTACCAAAATCAGTTACAGTAACATGTGCTAGTGCAGGAAATCATGCACAAGGAGTAGCATATTCATGTAATTTATTAAAAATAAAAAATAATATTTTTATGCCAAAGATTACACCAAAACAAAAAATAGATAAAGTTAGTAAATTTGGAGGTATTTTTAGTACTATCCATTTAGAAGGATCTAATTTTGATGCAAGTAGTAAACTTGCACATGATTTTATGAAAAATAATCAAAGTGAATATGTTCATCCATTTAATGATTCATTAGTGATAGAAGGTCAAGGAACAGTTGGATTTGAAATATTAAATCAATTAGATAAAGTAGATTATATAATTGTTCCAATTGGTGGAGGAGGATTAGCAAGTGGTGTGTCTGCATTAGTTAAACAAATTAATCCTAAAATTAAAGTAATTGGTGTAGAGCCATTAGGTGCAGCCTCAATGAAAGAGGCAGTAAAACAAGACAGAGTAGTTACATTAGATACTATTAATAATTTTGTAGATGGTGCGGCAGTAAAACGAGTAGGAGAGTTAAATTTTAATATTTGTAGAGAAACATTAGATGATATTATATTAATAGATGAAGGACATGTATGTAGTAAAATCTTAGAAGTATATAATCAACATAGTTATATTATTGAACCAGCAGGAGTATTAAGTTTATGTGCATTAGATATATTAAAATTAGAAATTAAAAACAAGAATGTAGTTTGTGTAATTAGTGGAGGAAATTCTGATGTATTTAGAATGACAGAAATTTTAGAAAGATCTTTGATATATGAAGGATTGAAACATTATTTCAAGATTCAATTTCCACAGAAAGCGGGTGCATTAAAAGAATTTATTACAAATATATTAGGTAAAAATGATGATATAATATATTTTAAATATGAAAAGATAATAAATAAAGAGTTAGGACCAGTTATATTGGGAATTGAATTAAAAAATAAAAATGATATCAATATGTTATTGAATAATATGAAAAATAATAATATTTTATATGAAAAAATAAATAATGTTATATGAATAATAATAATATAGTTAAAAATAATTTAAATAAATTTTTTTTAATTATTTAATTTAATGAAGGATTATTATGAGATTATTGGAGTAAAAAAAGATGCAAGTCAAGAAGATATAGAAACTGTATATAAAACTATGAAAAATGCCAATCAATTATCATCTGATTTATATAATATATTTAGTGTATTAACTAATGTAGCAAAAAGAAAAAAATATGATGAATTATGTAAAAAAATAGAATTATTAACATCAACAAATATTTCATATTTTGGATATGATTTTGATGAAAAAAATATTAATTCAGTAGAATACAAAAAATATTTAATTGATAATAATAGATATTTAATATATGAAAAAGAATATAAAAATGGTCAAGTTATTAAGAAATATTATATAGAAAATAATGGAAAATTAGAATTAATATCTGAAAATAAAATAAAAAAAATTAAAGAAGTATATTATTCACAGAATTCGCATTTACTTAAAGACACATTACTTAATAAAGTATTATCAAAATGAGCCAAACAAGTGATAACTCTAGAACATTTCGAATCATTAACTTAGATGAAGTTGTAACTGAGAAACTATCCAGTAAGAATGTAGTAGTTACCAAGCATGAGAATATTAATTATGTAGAATTAGCATCAGTAGATGATATTGCGGAGATTAAATCGATGTTTGATTCTAATAACATGAAATATAAACAATGCTCATATTCTACATTTGTTAGATTTAAGGATGAACTAACTGTAGAACAACTAAATGCTCTTGCATCTGAATTATGTGAAAATGTAAATATTTTGTATTCTCGTGTAGATGACAACAACCACACTGGTAAACTAGTAGTAGATCGTCTAGAGGATTATGCGAAACTAAAGAGTAATACGGGTGATGTAAATTTCTATCGTTTTGACCCTGGAAATGTCACATCTCGTGTAAATAACAACCAGGAGCGTAAACCTGTTCAAGATAACAATGGATGGCAAAAAGTACAATCAAAATACAGTGTATCCAACCGTTATACTCAAGGAGCAGGTGGTACAGGTGGTACAGGTGGTCGCGGAGGTGCTCAACGTGGACGTGGTGGAGCACAACGTGGGCGCGGAGGTGGCCGTGTTAACAACCAAAATGCGTAAATAAAATAAATAATATATTTATTTTATTTTAGATGATTATTTAATTTAGAAAGTTGATCCATAATTTTATTTTTATATTTTGATTTTGTTATATTTACAAATTCAGTATATAGTGATGAATTTGATTTATTAGGATCTGCTGTACATTTTTCATTTGTATTAATAACTTCTATTGGTAAACAATTTGATTTTTGTGGATAATATTTTTTAACAACATTTAAAAAAGAGATATTTTTTTTATTTAATTTTATATTAACAAGATAATGTATTGTATATAACCAATATGTTATACCATAAATATCATCTAAAAAATCATTAACTGGTAAAAATTTTATATATATATTATATGATTTAGCACAAGAGGGACATGGTAGCATATCACCTAAATTATTAAAAAAATTTAAATATTTTTTCTTATCTTTTGCGGTAGGATTATCAGGGTAATTAAATGATAATGTATGTAAATATAACCAAGCTGAATTTCCCCAAAAATTAGGATCCATTGTTCTCTATAAAAATTGATAAGATAAAAGATTAGGAGAATAAAATTAAATAATATAAAAATGAGTGATTTTATACATTATGATCTTATAGACGTATCATTAAATAAAGGGAAAGTAAGCAAAATAGATGAAGATAAATTATTAAAAGATGTTAATAATGAATATAAGAATTCTGAATCGTTATTTTCTCGAGGAGAAGTAGCAACTGCTATTATTAAAGAATTGTATAAAGTAGAGGAAAAATATAAGAATTTAGAAATTTTAGATCTTTATAATATTACACTAAATGATTTTTGTGCTAAATATTCTAATATTACATTAAAATTAACATTAGATAAAGATTATTATCCAATGTTAACTCCTGATATAACATTTAATCCACCTATTGATCCAATTTATATGTATGAAATACTATCACATCCTGATTTAGATATTAGAAATACTAGTAGAATTAAAAATATTAATTATATTATTGAAAAAATTATTGGATTTTTAAATGATTATAATCTTGAATGTAAATTAAATTATAATATTACTAATAACATGTTATTATTATTAAAAAATAATAATTTTAAGATGAAACTAAAAGAAACAAATACTAATATTAATAAAATTAATGATAATAATAAAATTAATGATAATGGTATTGGGTATGGCGGTAAAGTTTCTAAATGGGATGTAAATGCATATTTAAATAATTTAGTTAGAATTAAAGAAACGAATGAAATTATTCTCGATGATATAGTTAATTATTTAGTACTAGATGGTGTTTTTAATAAAGATTTAAATGAAATTCATGATAAATTTAATCTTAATAGATTTTGGATTGATTTGTTAGAAAAATATGAAGTTACTGATGAAAAATATTATAATTCAATTAAGAATATTATGTATATTATGGATTATTTAGATCTAAAAATAAAAATTCCATTTTTAGATATATTTGAATCAGTACACAAAGATAATAATTTACTAATTATTAATACAATTAAAGAATATATTAAAAATATTAGAATACAAGAAGTTGTTGAGAATATAGATAATCAGTATGTTACCATATTACAAAAATTACAAAATGGAGAATATCCATATGTATCAACTGAAAAACACAATTTTGTTAAAGAAATAAGTGCTTTTACTAATTATAATAAAAATACTACTCCTAATTTTATATTGAAACAATTTGAAATTATTTCACGATCATTACCTTTAACATATGAAAGTGCAATATTTTTTAGAAGGGATCCAGATAATATTAGTATGTTTAAGTTTGCGATAATTCCAAATGAAGACACACCATATAAATTTGGTGTGTTTGTATTTGATGTATATATACCTCAAGATTTTCCAAATTGTCCACCTGTTGTAAATCATGTAACATCAAAAAAGAATGATTTTAGATTCAACCCAAATTTATATGCAAATGGTTATGTATGTTTAAGTATATTAGGAACATGGTCAGGACAATCACAATCAGAGAGATGGATTCCACCAAATGCAGAAGGAACAGGATCAACATTATATCAAATAATTATGAGTATTTATTCGATGATATTTACAGAATATCCGTGGTATAATGAGCCTGGAAGAGAAAGTAGGAAAGATGCTGCATCAAATAAATATTCAGTTGAATATAATAAAGAAATTCAGGATGCTACAATTAAATATGCAATTTTAAATCAATTAAAACATCCAGAAGAAGGATTTGAAGATGTGATTAAACAACATTTTATATTGAAAAAAGATAAAGTAATTTCATATTTGAAAGAATTAAATAAAGAGAAAGAACAAAAAATATTTGAAAAATATTTTTAATTTATTAGATTAAATACTTTCTATAAAATTTTTAATAACACCAATAATTGCAGTAATATGAATTTTTTCAATAGAACCAACTAATACATTTTTTTCAATCTGTGCTAATTTAATTATACATGCATTTATTTTTGGATTAGTAATATGATGTTCTAATATATATTGTAATAATTTATGTAATAATTCAGAAATAGAAAAATTTTCTTTTTCTCTTATTGAAATAAGTTCATTATACGATTCTTTTATTGTATGATTTTTAATATAATCAAATATATATACTATACTTGATAATTGTAATCCAATTGATGAATAGTTATCAGATAAACATATATTTTGTAATAAATTGATACCTTTACGTAGATCACCATTTGATGAAAATATTATATTTTTTAACTGATTTGAAGATAATTTAATATTTTCAGATTTAGAAATATTCATAATTGCATCTTTCATTGTTTTATCAGATAATTTTGGAAAAATTATTACTAAACTACGTGATAAAATTGCATCTATTAATTTGGATAAATAGTTACATATTAGACAAAATCGAGTATTAAATGTGTATGTTTCTATAATTCGTCTTAATGCACCTTGTGCATCACTAGTTAATGCATCTGCTTCATCTAGAATAACAAGTTTATATTTAACATTCATTTCTGGTTTATTAATAATTTGTAACTGACAGAATTCTTTAATTTGTGATCGAACTACTGAAATACCACGATCATCAGAAGCATTTAATTCTAATACGTATTTACTTGCTTCTCCTGGAAAATATTCATTTACAACTGCTAATATAGTTGATGTTTTACCAGTCCCAGCATTTCCATAAAAAATCATATGTGGAAAAAAATCATTTGTCATTAAATCTTTAATAAAATTTACGATAGGAGGATGTAAAACATCATTTACATTTTTTGGTCTATATTTTTCAACCCAAGGAATATTAGTTTGCATTCTATTATTATTTATGTATTAGTGTCTTTATTTATTATATTTATTTCATTTTTTTCTTTATATATATATATGTCAAAAGAAATTACAAGTAGCAATAGTACATTAACATGTCCGCAAGGAACAACATTAAATAGTTATGGAACATCTTGTAATAGTAAACCTGAAATAAATTGTCCACCTGGAACCACTTATAATTCATATAATTCGATATGTAGTAGTACTCCTAATGTAATATGTCCACCTGAAACTAAATTAGAATCTAATTCATATAATTCAATATGTTCAGCTGATCCAGTAGTAACCTGTCCATCAAATACAGTATTAGCAAAAAATAAATGTTATAAATGTCCAGATATGTATACTGGTACAAAAGTAAATAATAATATAGTATGTATTGGAATACCTCAGGGACAAAGACCAGCAGTTGAAGGTACTCCAGATCTTGAAGCAACAGCTGAACATCCAGGAATGAAAGGAATGCCTGCATTACCTGCAGTAATAGGAAAATGTAAATATGGAATATTAACACCAAGTTATTCAAAAGAACCGTGTTTACAACCATCATGTGAAACAGAACCTAGTAATGATCTTCCTAAGTGTAAGTTATCAATGTATTTAGAATAAAAATTATTGAAAATTATTAATTTAAAAACGTAACTTTATAAATTAATAATGAAATGACTTCAAAAATAAAGATATATTCTAAAAAAACAGATGCAGTTTCATATTGGAAACAACAACAAAACAATGCATTACATATGTTTCAAATGGATAAAGAAGGGTCTAAAGGAGCAAAACAATTTATTATAGGATCTTTAGATGATGTATGGGATTTAATTAAATCTGGAAAAACACATATATATGAATCTTGGGAAGATAATCCTATTCATTTTGGATTAGATATAGATTATCCATCGAATGATATAACATATGATGAAGTAAAATTACATGTTAAACAAATTACAATTGGTATACTACAAATTATAAATCAATTAGATATTAATGTAAATATTGATGATATTGTAATTTTAGAAAATGATGGACAAGATAAATTAGATAATATTAAAAAATATTCATTTCATATAATTTTTCGTGGGTTAGTAATGGAAAATTTTATTGCTGCTAGTAAATTCTATGATAATTTAACAGGAATTAATTTGGAAGGATGTGATAAGAGTATATATAGAAAAACGTGTTTACGAACATGTTTTTCTAGTAAAATTGGTAAAAATAATACACTAGTACCATTAGTATTACAAATTGGATCTAAAACTACTGATAATGAAAATAATTATGATACATTAAAAGAATTTTGGAAAAATACATTAATATGTAATACATCTGATTATGAAGTAGTGTATAAAGAAGAAGAGCAAGATGATGTTGTATTTAAAGAATCATCATTAAAGTCAGCTAAACCTGTAGATTTAGGGCATATAGAAAAGATTTTAATGTTATTACCTGAAAAGTATTCGGAAGAATATTTTTATTGGTCTAAAATTGGTATGATATTAAGAAATTTAAATCAGGAACAAGAAAAGTGTTTTGAAATATTTAATACATTTAGTAAAAGAAGTACTGATAAATACAAAGGAAAGAATGATATTTTAAAACATTGGAAGACGTTTAAAGATAATAGAAAAAATAAAATTAGTTTGGGTACATTATTTTTATGGTGTAAAGAAGAGAAAATTAGTTTTACTAATAATAAAACATTAGAATCAATTATTGATGAATATCCAATGAGAAAATTAGAAATTAATCATGAAGTAAAAACGATTGATCAACGATATTTTCCATTAGAAGTAATGAAAGAATTATGGTCTAATAAAGATACTAATAAATTAGTTGGAATTCAAAGTGAAAAAGGCACTGGAAAAACAACATGTTTATTCAATCATATATTTAATAATAGCAATGAGATATTAAAAGAAGATGACAGTATATTATTTATAAGTAGTCGTCGTACATTTGGTATTAAATTATTAGGAGATATTAAGAAATTTGGATTTAAATTATATTCAGATTGTAAAGAATATTATATTGAACATAATCGTATGATTTGTCAATTAGATTCTATTTTAAGATTAACAACTGAAAAATTTAAATATATTATAATTGATGAATGTGAGAGTTTAATGAGATATATAACATCATCCCATTTTACAAAAAATAATAAAGCAAGTTTAATTGTAAGTAATTTAGAATCAAAAATAGCAGAAGCAGAAAAGGTAATTATAATGGATGCTGATTTATGTGATCGTAGTATTAATTATTTCAAGGATATATTAAATTTAGATAATTCTGAGATAAAATTAGTAGTTAATAAATTTCAGGTGTATAGTGAATATAGTATTAAATATATGGCGTATTCGACATGGTTAAAAGTATTAATAGATAAAATTGATGCTAATAAAAAGATAGTAATTCCAACTGCATCAAATAATCAAGCCAAAGATTTAAGATTATTAATTCAATCACATTATCCTGATAAGAAAATATTATTAATTCATCGAGAAACAAATGAAAATGAAAAATTAGATCAAGTAATTAATGTAAATGAAAAATGGTGTAAATATGATATTATTATTTATACACCATCTGTATGTATGGGTATATCATTTGATAATGAATATTTTGATCATATATTTGCATATGGATGTGAAAATTCATTAGGATCTCAAGAATTTTGCCAGATGTTACATAGAATAAGAAAACCAAAAGAGCAATCTATTTATTTGGCATTAGATAAATATGTAGAATATGAATCAAGTCGTCATGAAATTGAATTAAGTAAAATCAAGGATGTAATATGTTATGATTATTATTTAACACATTTTGATTTGCATAATAATCTGATACCCAAAAAATATAAACCAAATACACAATTAGATTCTATATCTAAAATTGTAGATGGATCAGGTGGTAATATAATTATATTATCTGATTCAGAAGAAAAGAATGAAAATACTATTGAACAAAAGAAGTTTATATATCCATATCAAGATGAGCCAATATTTAAAGTATATATGACAAATGCCCAAGAGACTATATCAGATAGATTAAATTTTAGTAATCAATTATTTGGATATTTTAAATTGAAAGGATATAAATTACATAAACATGAATGGGAAGATGGTGAAATAATTAAAAATGAATTAAAAGAAATTAGAGAATTAAGGAGAGAGGAAGAGTTAAATAAAGAAATTGATGGTATATATAATGCTATAGATATTAATGATGAACAATACAAGGAAATTATGGGTAAACGTAAGGAAGATATAAGTCAAGAAGATATATATAAATTACAGAAGCGAAATTTTAAGAAATGTTATATTTTGAATGAGATGAACAAAGAAATCCTTTCTAAATACAAGGATATTACGATGATGAAACATTATCATAATTTAAGTGTGATACTTCCCTTTGACCCCAAAGATACAATAGAATTAAGATTAGAAAATATTAGACAAGAAAGAGTAAATAATCCATTTTTAATGAATGCATATGCAGATTTAACGATAAAAAATTCGTATACAAAACATAAATTAGCAAATAAGATAATTGAATCATTGGGTTTTAGTTTGGTTGATTTGGAGATAAGAATCCCAGTTAAAACTATTGAAGATATTATGGATGCTGAATGGATAAAAGACATTGATAATTCAATAGAATACTATGTAAATAAATTTGGTGTAGCATTTCCAAAAAAGAAATTAAAAGAATTGGATATTGGAAGCAGAATTAAATTTATAAGTAAAATTATAGATTCTCAATATGGATTAAATATTATAAAAGATTCAGCAAAAAATTATTATTTAAATGATAATAAAAAATGGGATGAATTATATGCATATAGAAATAATAATGTAAATATAGTATCTGTTAAATTACAAGATAAGATAGTTAAGAAAGAAAAAGAAAGTATTAATATTGATAATTCATGGTTTGAAGAATAAAATAATATTTTGATTTACTGTAGTTTAAGTGCTTATAATAGATGGACTAAAAATTGAAATTAATAATTATAAAAATAATTATTAATTAATATTAAACAAAAATGCAAGTATGGATATGTTTAATAGTAACATGGATAGTAGGTGGAATGTATATGAATATGAAAACTAATTATGAATTAGATTATATTAAAAATAAATCAAATAATACAATTATATGGTCAAAAGAAGTATTATTAGATATAGTAGAAAATAATAAAATAAAAATAATTAATAAAGTTGTAAATGAAATTGTAGATGAAGTATTATATAATGCAAAAAATACTAAAAAAATGTATGAATGGAAAGAAGTTGATCATATATTAGATGATGATATGTTTGATAATATAATAAAAAAATTAGAAAAGATTTTTCCAGATATTAAATTATCATATATTACACCAAATGAAATTAAAAATATTAAATTTGATAATATTTTTAATAAAATTAATTATTATTCTAGTATAAATCTTGATTGGTCACCTTAGTATACGTTACTTAATTTATAAATGAAGATATTAATGTAACTAATGAAATTAATGTAGTTCCCCATGTAATATCACGTATAGCTAATTCATATGAATAATATTCTAATACGGCCAAGTTTGTAAAATTATAAACACCATACATGCCAATTGCTAAAATTAATCCACGTAAATATTTATTATCAAATGGTTCTTGTACAGAATAATAATATGAAACAGCTATACAAATCCAAGCAATTATTGCAGGTATTACTTTAACATTACTATATTGAATATTCATATGATATTCATAAAATGATTTAGAAAAATTGATATAAATTAAATCTAAAATTATAAAGATAATAAATATAAGAACTCCTTTATACATAAGTATAATTTAGAAAATGTTTTTAGATAAAAATCCAGAAATAAATAATGAAAATGATGAATCAAATATGAATATAATGACAGATACTTTTAAATTAGGAACATTTGATCTACCATTTACAATGGAAAATTTAAATTTAAGTAATAATCCAGTATTTTCTTATATTATAACTGTATTAGATGGACAATATAAATTACATATAAAACAAATAACACCTGGGGATCCTAAGATAAGGATTCAATTACAATTAACTAATATTAATAATCAATATACATTATATGTACCACATCGGTTAGAATATTTATGTAAAGATAATAAATATTTTAACATTTATTTGAAAATTCAAAAATATGAACATTTAGAAAAAAGGTATATATTACAATTATCTATATATATAAATAAAGATAAATTAGATGAAATATATGAGGGAATTATTAGTAACAATCCATTATTTTTAAATGTAAAAGATATATTAGTATTTGGGTTATCTACAGGTGGTTGGAATAATCATAAGATAAAAGTAGAAAATATTAAGAATACTGTAAGTAATTTATATGCATTAACAAAAGAATATAAAATAAAACCATTTAATTATCAATTAGAGAATATTTCATGGTGTAAAAATCTTGAATCAAATGTAAATAATATTAATAGTATTCAAATATTAAATGGATATGATGATAAATTAAAATTAGATACATATTTTTTATTAAATGATAATATATTATATTTATATGGTAAATCAATAATTAAACCAGATCAATTTAAAATGATGAGATATTTTTATCATTGTCAAGGAGGTTTATTATGTGATAATACTGGATTAGGAAAAACATTAACAATCACGGTACATATAACAGATGATAATACTAATATAGATACAATAATTACAGACAGATTAAGTATATTAAATAATTATAAGAATGAAATTAATAATAGTCAAATTGAAGATGTTATTATGAATAAAGTAGATTTAATTAGTGTATTGAATACGGAACTATATATATTGGAGGATAATATATATAAATTAAAAACAAATAGTAATTTATTAGTGGTACCAGTTAGATTATTGCAACAATGGGAATCTGAAATTAAATCTTATTTATCATCTGCAAATGTATATTTAATTAATACTGTTCGTGATTTTTACAAGTTAAAATTAGATGATATTAATAAATATACATGTATTATAATATCAATAACATTATTACAAAATGATAAACGATTACTGCATCCTGATGGATATGATATTATAGATATATTATGGAGACGTGTTATTGTAGACGAAGTACATGAATTATTTGAATCAGATGCAAATTCACGGAGAAATTTTCACATGATAAATAAAATTAAGGCATTATATAAATGGGGTATATCTGCGACACCTACATTAAATTTAAATTGTGATAATATTTTATCATTTTTAACAAATAATAATTATTGGAGTAATACTAGCATAGTATCAAGATATAATAGACTTGCAACAGATGTATCAGAATTTAAAAATTTTATTAATACATATTATAGATATAATGAAAAGAGTAAGGTAAATACAGAAATTCATATTCCTGATTATGAAGAAAATATAGTAGAATTAGAGATGTCAAATATAGAAAAATTAATGTATAATAATGCAATTGGAGATACTAAACGAATGATTGCATTATGTACAAATTATAAAATTTCATCTCAAGATTCTCAATTAAGTGGATTTGCTACAGTAAGTGAATTAAAAAAGCGTATGTTAGAACAGCATACTAAGAAGAAAGAAGAACATTTAAAAAAGATGGAGGATGAAACAAAAATGATTCAATATATTAAAGAAATTATAGAGTGGTTATATACAGATAGGTCAAGTTTACCAGAACATATTAAGATAAATTATTGTATAATTACTGGATATTATGATGCATATAATATTATGACTACTAATATGGATGCATTAAGTGAGCAAATAGAATTAATAAGTAAAAAATTAGAAACAAAAGAGAAACAAATTGAGGGGTTAAAAAAGGAATTAAAATTAATTGAAAGTAAGGAAAAAATGATAGATAATTTTGATGAAATGATAGAAGAAAAATTAAATGAACCATGTATGATTTGTTTTGGTAATTTAGATACGGTAATGATCACAACATGTAATCATATGTATTGTGGTATATGTGTAAATGAATTGTTTAAAAGTACTACAACTATAAAATGTCCGATGTGTAGAACACCATTAACAAGACAAGAAGTTAATAGTATGGTCGATAAAAATTTAAATTTAATTAGTGGTGATGATATGAAAAAGAAGATGGAGACAAAAGAGGAAGAAAATATAAATATTAAATCAGGTGGAACTAAGATAACTGCAATTATAGATTATATTAATGCTAATAAAGATAGTAAAATTATTATATTTGCATTAGAAAAACAGACATTAGATTTAATGAATGATATATTATTAGAGAGTAAAATTAAGTATGTAAATTTAAAAGGTAATGCATATGTAGTAAGTAAACAATTAAAGAGATTCAAGAGTGGTGAATATCAAGTAATATTATTATCAGCAGACAGAGCAAATTCAGGTACAAATTTAATAGAGGCGAGTCATATTATATTATTAGACACACATTTAATATCTGATTATAAAACAAAGAAAGATATTGAAAAACAGGCTATTGGTCGTGCTGTGCGGTTAGGACAAAAAAATAATGTAAAAGTCGTAAGGTTTATTATGAAAAATACTATAGAGCAAATATATTTGAATAAATATTCATAAATAATAATATAAAAATTATTATAATATAATATGGATAACGGATATATTTATGATAAGCCAATATATAATTCAACAAAATATTTATATGATGTTCCAGTAATTTTAAATAACAATGATATAAATATTTATAATTGTTATAGGATATTAAATAGTACACCTTTAGTGTATAAAGAAAAACCTGGATTTTTTTATATATCAGAAGATAATAAATATATTTATTTTAAAGATACAGATGTATTTATTGATATTTTAAAAAATATAATTTATAGTATAAATAATCCGTTAAAAACAAATCAGGATTTATTAGAAATAAATAATGATCCTATACAAAAATATACAGAAATTACATCTATAACAATACCTGAAGCTATGTGTATAAATTTTGCATTAGAAGAGAATACGATAGATAGATTAAATCAAATAACAAATGTTGGAAAATATAATTCGTATGATTGTTTAGTTAAAAATATTTCAAATAATAGTTTTACAAATATAGAGAAAAAGGAAACAATATATGAAAGATTAACTGAATTATTTACACCAAAAGAATCACCAAAAATTATAAATGAAAATATTAATATTATTGATATTCATACATATAATAAATTTTATGTATATAGTTTAGCAAGTTTAAATATGTTATTAATTATGATAGTTATTTTAATGTTAGTAACAATGCCAGATATACATAAACAAAAAAAATATAGATAAATAATATATATTTTTTAATATATATATTATTTATGGGAAAAGTAGTAGAGGCGAATAAATTAGATAATGGATATTGGCAAATAACAATAATGGATCCAATTACGCAAAATCCAACAATTATAAGAGACGTACAATTTTATCAGGTATCAAATCATGATGTTAATTTAAAAAATTATCCATATACATCATTAGATAATAATTATATATATTTTGATAGATCATATACACCTAAATTTATTGCACAATTAATATATTTATATACTACATTTGCATATACAAATGGAATATTGGATAAAGATGTTACCAAAATATCAAAAATGTTAACAAATCAAGGATTAACTATTACTAAATATGGAATATCACAAATAAATGATAATACTGTATTACCATGTATTACAATTGAACCGAATCCAAGTGAATTAAAATTTAAATGTATAAATGATGATGGGAGTTTAATTGAAACATCTGAATTATCAGTAGATAATTATTGGTTTGTAAAAAATATATTTAATTTTGGTCAGAAGAAAATAACTGTTAGTTTATGGAATTTTTCCTATATTGTTTTTGGTGCAGTAGGATTATTTCTTATAATATTTTTATTTGTTATGAGAACGGATAAATAATTATAATAATATTATTATAATTATTAATGACAATTCCATTTTTCAGCTATAGTTCCAATCAATAATCCAATAACTAAATTTAAAACAACACAAAAGCAGGCAGCACCACCCATTACATATGGATTCATTTTTTAATATAATATATATATATATATTATTTATTTACAATTTGATTTTTTATTAATTACACAACTTAAAACAATAATTGTCATACATACCGTAGAACAACATATAGATAATAACATATATACATATGTATCACCCATACCAACACCCCCTTCTTGGAATTCAGAAGAACCACCTATAATTGAAGATTCAGAATCAGACATATTATATATATATATATTTTATTTAAAATAATAATAATTTTATGATTTACGCATTAATGATGAACAACAACAACATATAATAAATAAACAACAACAAAAACTAGCACCCATCATCATATATTGTTCCATATTATTTTTACCTCCATCTTGTATTTCAGAAGATCCATCTAATATTGAATTTCCGCCTAAAATTGATGATTCAGACATAATATATATTTATTTACATACAGAAATAATTTCTTGTAATTTTTTCTCTAATTGTTCAAAATCATAAGTTACTCTTTGAGACGCATATGCAATATATTCAGTTTTGCCATGTAAATATTTATTTTCTTCTATATATTTTTTAAAATATTCTATATTAACTAGAAAGTTTTCTATCATAATTTGTTTAAAAGGTTTTGCATATTCTGGTGTATTAACAATATTATGATAAACATTAAAATTTAAATTTTGATATGTGATCATACGTGCATATATTTCATTATCTGATCCAGATTTTGGATATCCTGGTTCATTAATTAAAGGATTATCATGAAATAAATGTGCTCGCATTGATTCAATAACAGATGGAAATAATTCAATTTGAGACCATGATGATTCACCCCAAGTTCCAATAATAGATAAACATACTTTTCCTTCAATATATAAATTAGGATTAAATCGTGTTCGACCATCATTTGATAAAAATGTCAAACTAAGAGGGACAAAAGGATGTTGTTCGGAAAAATTAGTATCAAAAAAATAAAATCCACCAAAATATGGTGAATCTTCAACACCAAATAGAAGAAGTGTACCATTTCTTATATTTGCTTCATTTCTGAAATAATAATAGTTATTATCTTTATGATAATGATCTAATGATCGTTCAACTAATTTTAGCTCGTGCATTAACCGTTTAGTCGACATTTTAGAATACTATAATTTAATGTATATATATTAAATTAAAATTTCAATTTTTTAGTTTAGATACATAATTTGTTCTTGATAATCTATTGTAATATCAGGTAGTAAATAATTTGTTTTATTTTCATTATCAAATGATTCATATTTTTTACAAATAATATCTTGAGTATGTTTCATTCTAATAATATGATCAGTATCAATATGTAATAAAACGTAATCAGATAAAAATCCAATATCAAATAATACATCTCTTATTACGGTACCACCAGTGATACGACTTAATTTATTATTATATTTTTTAGATAATAAATTATCAGTAGCTAATTTAAATGAATCATTAATAGCAGGATTTGATTTATGTGATGCTAATATAGATAAATCTAAATCATCAATTCTTTTTAATTGAACATAATATACATTATTATATTTTAATAAATCAATAAATTTATACATACAGATATATTTAATATCTAAAAATATACCACCATATTTATGTATGATTGCATATTTAATATAGTCTGATTTAATTTCATTTAAATTAGTAGATAAATATGCTTTAACTTCCTTATTAGTAAAATCTTTTTTTAATAATTCTAATGCTGAATTATAATCAAATATTTTATATTCAAATTCTGGATTCATTCTGATATTATGTAAGATAGTATGATATAATCCAGTTGGAACATTATTAATATCAGGAACAATTTGATATATAATTTTAGGACAAGGAGAATCTACATCAGATAATATCTTTACAGGATATACAGATTCTAATTTAAATACTGGAGGATTATCAAAATATTGTAATGAAAATAGATACAGAAAAATAGAATTTAACACAATTACAATTAGATAATTATAATAATACATAAATAATAAATATAATAATATTTTATTATTTAAGCATATTTTGATTCTTTTTATGTTTAATTTTTATGACTTCTCGGTATAATTCAGAATTTGTAAAAAATATAAAATATAGTAAGAAAAATATAAATAAATATATGCAATTATCCATATTATAATAATATATTTAATTTATTGTTATATATTTTTCATGTGTTTCTATATTTTTAATATAATTATTATCCATATATAATTTAATATTATCATTATAATTATATTTATTAATTAAATCAATTAAAGATACTACATTATTATTCATATAAGAATCAATTAATTCTTTAAATATTGGTAAATGAGGGGGTGTTATAATTAATGCACTAGATATTTTATTATTATATTTAGTAAATATAATATTATCAGATGATTTTAATGATGAAAACATTGTTGTAAGTATATTAATTAATGGTACTTTTAATTTAAAATTAATATCCATATATATTCCACCATTTAAATATAATGTACAATATACCCATAATTTATTTTTTTCAATTGCAGGTAATGAATCATATACATTTAATAATTTTGGTTCAAAATTTGATTGAATAAATAATCTAGAATCATTATTATTTAATAAATAATAATCAAATTCAGGTGTATTATCTATATTATGTGCTAATGTATCTATTAAATCATTTGATATTATTTTATTATTATATGATTGATAAATTATTGCGGGAATTCCATTAAATGATAATTCTGCTATTGGTTTATCAGATTTATCTATATCTACTTTTAATGATCTTTTTATATTAAATGGTAGTTTATTTGATTGAGTAAATGATTTAACAATTAAATATATTATAATAATTATAAATGTTACAAATAACATACAATGTATAAAATCTTCGTCCATAATATATTTAAATAATAAAAAATAAAATTATTTAATTTTTATTGTTAATTTTGGCACTTCATGGTTATATTCATATAAATAAAAATAAAATATTTCTAATATATGGATGATAAAAAAGTAGTATTTGTATTTTATACATTTAAAGACAATTCTAAAAGTTATTCGTGGACATATTCTACTTTACCAAAAGGATGGGAATGGGTTGGTAGTGGAAGTACAGCGCCAATTGGAGATAAAAAAAATAAATATGAATTTGAAGAACAATTTGGAGGGCCTAAAATTACACAAGATAAATTAATAAAATATTTAGATACAATATTTAAAAAACTTAAAAAAAATGGAATCATTAAAATTTATAAGCTAAGGAAGTCTTATTTACCATGAAATGTTAAAATTGATCTTCAAACATTTTCCATGTATCATTATTGATTGGTATTTTTAATTTTGATTTTGTATGTAATTCTATTTTTTCTTTAAGAATTTTAATACTACCAATATTTTTAATTACAATTTCTTTTTCTGATATACTATATTCAATTGATTTTGTATCTAAATAATCAATTGTTTTTTTTAGAATATTAATAATTTTAGTATTTTTATATTTTATTAATATTTCATTTTCTTGAATTTCATCGGGAAGATTAATAATATTATTATCTTTTAATGCTGTAAAGATATTTTTAATTTTATTTTCTAGATCTAAATGATTATCTCTTAATTTTTGATAAAATATATTTAATGAATTTCTTATTTCTTTTTCTGTATCTAAAAAACATCCACGTAATTTTTCATTTTCATTTATTTGATCTATTAAGATAGTTAATTTATCTTTAATTGTATTATCTAGTGTAAATTCTTTTGTTTTTGTATTAGTATATTCACTTAATACTTGTAATAAAAGTATACCAACTTCTAATCTATGTAAATCATCATTTAGATTAGATATATAAAATTGGTAATATATTTCATTATTATAAATAAAAGTTTTTAGATCAATTATTTTCATTTTATTAATTTTAGTTGCAAGACTTATAAATAATCCAAATTTTCTTTTAGTTGTTTTCATATCAAAAGTAAATTTATTTATTTCATCTTCATTAATTACGGTAGAATAATTTTTAACTTCTACTAATACTTCTGATCCATTATTTAAAGTTAATAATCCATCACCAGAATGATCTGTTTCACCTGTTGGTTGATATATCATACCAATAAAATTTTTAGATATAAGTTCTTGAATATAATTTTCACCAAATATACCTATTTTTTTAGAATTATTAGATACACCAGTTAATTTGTTAATTAATGTATCTAACATATTTAATTTTTGTTCTTGTTTATCATCTAATTTAATATTATCACTAATATTATCTGAATTATTATCTATAATTAATTCAGGAAAATAACAATTATATCCAAATAAAAAAATTTTTTTTAATATATCAGGTAAAATATCTTGATTTAATTCAAATAATCGTGGAAATTCAGTTTCATTTAATTCAATCGTAGCTGATATTATTTTAATATATTCACTATTTGTATTAGTATTATTTTCATTTGGATTTAATGTTAGCCAGTTATTATCATTTTCATCCGATTCAATTAAATCTGGTATCTTTGGATTTTTTTTAGACATCTTTATATATTAATAAAAATATTGGTTTAAATAAAATAAAAAAAAAATATAATTATATTAATATGTCTAATAATAAAGATGCAACATCAATTCCGTATTTTTTACGAAATTATTTTCCTGTAAGACATACAGCACCAATACAAGTTGGAGATTTATTAGGATTAACAGGTACTATAATTCCAAATTCATCTGAATTATCAATTGGCACTGAACAGAATCCATTTAATAATATATATATGTCAGGAATATTAAATGTATCTAATACAGGAGCATTTGTTATTGGTCCGACTGGTACACTAGGATTTGATTCAAACGGTACATTATATTCTGAAGGTGATATGTACGCGCCTAATTTAAATTCTAGTTCCTTACAAGTTATTGGTTATTCTGGAACTGAATTATCTACAATTTTGTTATATCAAGAAAATAATATTTTATACTATAAAGATCAAGATAATGTAATAACACAATTAGGTGGTGTGACAGGTGGTACTGTAGCAGTTGTTGGTCCAACTGGTGCTAGAGGAAATACTGGCTCAACTGGCTCAACAGGTTTTACTGGAGCAACTGGTCCATCAGGAATAAATGGTTTAACTGGTTATACTGGTCCCACTGGATTTGGTAGTACAGGTGTAACTGGTGCAACTGGTCCATTAGGTACTGGACCAAGGGGTTCTACAGGTCCTACAGGTATTCAAGGAAATACTGGTAATACTGGTGCAACTGGTGTAACTGGTAATACAGGTCATACAGGTCCAACTGGATTACAAGGTTTTCATGGACCTACTGGTGCGAGTGGTAATGGCGGGGATACAGGTCCTGCTGGTCCGCGTGGTATTCAAGGGATTCAAGGACAAAAAGGAGATACAGGTTATACTGGTGCACCTGGATTTACTGGACTTACGGGTCCACGGGGTAGTAAAGGCGATAAAGGTGATCAAGGGGATCAAGGAGAACAAGGTGTACCAGGAGATGCAACTAATACGGGTGCTACTGGTGCTCTAGGTCCTCAAGGAATTCAAGGCAATCAAGGTCCACAAGGTATACCTGGTCAAGTAAGTAATACGGGTGCTACTGGTGATCAAGGTGCACAAGGAGCGCAAGGAGCACAAGGAGCGCAAGGAGCACAAGGTGTACAAGGAAATCAAGGAGTACAAGGTGATCAAGGTGTACAAGGAAATCAAGGTGCACAAGGAGCGCAAGGAGCGCAAGGAGTACAAGGTGTACAAGGAGCATACGGAGTACAAGGAGTACAAGGAGTACAAGGAGCACAAGGTAATCAAGGAGCACTAGGAAATCAAGGTGTACAAGGTGTACAAGGAGCACAAGGAGCACAAGGAGCACAAGGAGTACAAGGAGCACAAGGAGCACTAGGAAATCAAGGAGTACAAGGAGTACAAGGTGTACAAGGAGCACAAGGAGTACAAGGTAATCAAGGAGCACTAGGAAATCAAGGAGCACAAGGAGTACAAGGAGTACAAGGTGTACAAGGTGTACAAGGAGCACAAGGAGTACAAGGTAATCAAGGAGCACTGGGAAATCAAGGAGCACAAGGAGTACAAGGTGTACAAGGTGTACAAGGAGCACAAGGTGTACAAGGTAATCAAGGAGCATTAGGAAATCAAGGAGCACAAGGAGCACAAGGAGCACTAGGAAATCAAGGAGTACAAGGAGCACAAGGGGTACAAGGAGCACTAGGAAATCAAGGAGCACAAGGAGCTCAAGGAAACCAAGGTAATCAAGGAGCACAAGGTGTACAAGGAAATCAAGGAGATCTAGGTACACAAGGAGATACAGGACCAACAGGTGAAGCAGGTATTGGTTTTAGTATTTTTGCAACGGCTGATTCATTAGC